CGATGGTGAACGCCGTGATGCTGGTGACCGTGTCCGCGCTGTTGGTGCGGTTGTCCTCGCGCAGCATGCGAGTCGAGTCGTACTTGCGTGCAGCAGAGAGCATTTGCGCATCTGAGAGCATGTTCCATTTGCCCTGGCGCATGCGCTGCTTGACGTCCTTGACGTACATCGGGATCAGCCAGATGTTGTACGGGCTGGTGTTGATCGGGTCGGTCCAATCGGCTGCCGGGTCAAAGCGGAAGTTCTCCAACGGTATCAGGGTGACGGTGGGCTTGTCCACCCCCTTGACCTCGTCGTACTCCCAGCCCTGGTGACTGATGACGGTGCCCTGCACCATGGCGTCCTGGTAGGCGCCAATGACCGTCTGGAACCAGGGCACGGTCTTCTTGAGCCGGTAGTTCAGCAGTTCGAGCATGACCTCGGCGCTGACCTGCTGCATGTCGTCGCGTTCGTCTTCGGGGTCGATAGCCACCACGTCGGCGGTGCTGAAGAAGGCCTCTGCCGCGGTGGCCTCGCCGTTTCGCACCATGCTGCGGGTCTTGGGCCGGTAGAAGCGCGAGCGCGCCTTGTACGCATCGCTCACGTACTTGCTGTCGGGGTTGTGCTTGCTGTGGAACTGGCGAATGTCGCGTTCCAGGTTGGGCCTGATGTTCGCGTCAAAGAACATGGTGCTGCCCTTTTCCGCATCTCTTGCGAGCTGCAGGGCGGTGGTGTCGTCCATCATTTTGATTTGTCCCCCAGTACGCGCCCGGCGAAGTCCTTGGGCAGGGCGTCCAGCAGCTCGTTGTCGGCACGGCCGCGCTTGATCTTGAAGCGCTCCAGAATCTCACCGCCCGCGGCGATGCTGCGCTTGACCAGGTGCGATGCGCTGTACACGTTGTCGAGCTTGATCACGTAGCCGTGCGTCTCGCTCAGGCTCATGTTGTGGATGGTGGCGATGCCCTGCTGGGACTGCACGCGAATGGCCCACAGGTGCCCCGGGTAGTGGGCGTTGAGCGCTTCACCGATGTCCTTGGACCTGGCCATGTCGTAAGCCTCGGCCACCGTGTCCTCGGGGCTCATGTACTCGTTGGTCAGCAGGATGTTGCTGTCGTCACCGTGCAGTTGGATGTGTTGGCTCATTCGGGGTCTGGCTCCGTCTCGGTGCGTTGCAGGTTGGTCTTTTGCTCGTCGGTCAGGAACAGGTACTCCTGGCGGGTGTAGTACTGCCGAATCGCCATGGGCAGCCGGTCGTAATCGTCAGGCTGGCGCATAGGGATTGAACGGTGTGTCGAACTTGGTTCCATTGCTGAACTCGTAGCCTGGCTGGCGGTAGTCGGTGGGTGATTGGCCACCGATCGACGCGGCGATGGCCACCTCTTCGCTGAAGAGGCGCTGGCTGTAGCTGACGCCGTTCACACCCTGCTGTGGCAGGTAGTCGGCTGCTGGGTATTGGTCCATGTTCAGGCTCCGGTTGCTGTGGAGCGTATGGCAACCCCTCTCGATCACGTCCCGTCAGAAAACACCTCGGGTTCTAAAGTTGTCTGGTCCACGATGATGGGCGGCAGCGCGTCGATGTCAAAAATTCTCGATATAGCGTCCGCCATATCATCATGGTTGCTGTACGGGAAAGTTAAGTATTCGTCCAGAAACTGTTTGTTTAAGCTGTAGAGACGCCCCTCCTCATCCTTGCGGTGTGTCGGCGCCAGGATGCGAAAGGCCTGGCCCTGGGCGCGCATCGCCATCTGCGCCTTGGTCTCGGTGGGCTTGCCGTCGCGTGTGGGCGTGACCGCAGGCAGGAAGAAGCGCCCTGCCCTGAAGTACGGCTCAAGGCGTTGAACCCGGTCGATCTTGCTGCCTGGACCCTCCTTGGGCCAGGCCAACTCGTGAATCTCGAATGCGTCCTTGTCGCGCTGCATCTCCAGCTCGAAGTGCTCCAGGTCGCTAGTGGAACCATAGCGCTCATAGCCCACCTTGACTAGCTGCACGCCGGGCATGGCCATCCATGTCTTGCGCAGTGCTTTGAGGTTGCGCCAACGCTCTGCCAAGCCCATGCGGTGGTGGAAGCCGTCCAGCAGCCAGTAATTCCCTGCACTGTCCACACCGATCACCGGCATGGCTGTTCGGTCGCTGCCCTTCTTTTTGCTGCTGGCCGGGTCGCACAGGATGTAGACGTTGAGCGTGCCAGGGCGGATGTCCATGAACCTGAGCCACTCCTTCTGGAAGATGGCGGCGCTGCCCGCAGCCGGGTTCTGCAGCATCTGGGCTGCCAGCACAGTTGTCGTCATCATCTTGACCTTTTCCGCCCAGGTATTTTCTGAGAGGAAAACCGGGCGCCCTTCTCTCAGCCCTGTGTCGGTGGCCGGGTACACCCTGGGTTTGACCGCCCCCATCTCCATCATCGTGTGGTATGGGTCGGATAGGTGGTATCGGGTGCCGACCATTTGAAAACGGGAAAGGCCGTCTTCCCCTCGGGCTGCCAGGTTGTTTGACAACGACCACGCCTCCAGCGTCTTCGTCACCATCTCTGGGCTGGTCACACTATCCAAGGTAACGACATCGTCATACACCCTTAGCGAAAAGTGGGCGCCGGTGGGCTGGCCGTCAACGATACCGGAGCTGGAAAGTGTTGGCTCCTTCGGGTTACCCTTGCGCTTCACCTTGAGCCCGGCGTCCTCACTCCAACCGGGTGACTCTTTCTGCGGATCGGCGTATAGGATGTCTGGGTATAACAGTTTCAGTGTGGCGTTGGTCTCCAGCTCGTATTTGATCTGCTTCAGAAACTTTCTCGCAACGGCTTTGTTGAAGCTGAAAATGCAAATCGTCGATTCTTGGTTTTTCAGAATCTCTTGAATGACCCCAAAAAACGTGATGATGGTGGACTTGTACCCTTCTCGAAACCACAAATCAAGTCGGCCGTCGGGTTCGGCCTCGACCTCGCGCACCCTGGCGTACAGCCACGGGTGAATGATGTCTGGCCTGTTGAGTATGTGCACCGCCAAAAAGAACCTGTCGCCCTTACCCAACTCCGCCAGCACCCAGTTGTTGCAGCCTGGCATCAAGTACGTTTCCTCGTAAAAGGCCAGCGCCTGCTTCATCGTTGTCGTCGGCTCATGGAGCCACGTCAAGGCTGAATCTACAAACGCCTGGTTAGGATGGGTCACGGCAGCGCGTCCACCTTCTTGCGCACATCCTCGAAGTTGAGCCCGACCACGTCCACCTTGACATCCACCGATCCCTGCACCGTCTGGTCAACGTCCACCTTGTCACGCCACAGCTTCGGCTGCCTGTTCTTCAACCACAACGTGGCTGCGCCTGTGTCAGGTGGGTAGTGCTTGATCGTCGGCGTTATGACGATGTCCGACACCCCGCCCCCGGATGACACGGTGCGAATGTCGTCCTCTGCGTGTGAGTACCCGAGCGCCCGGTGGTAGAGGGATTTGGCCACCTCCGCGTCTGCCTTTTCCCGTCCCGCATAGAGTGAGTCGGAAAAGTCCTTGTGCACCTTCTTCCATTCGTGAACGGTGTCAGGGTTCACCCCAAACAATTCTGCGAGTCTGTCGTCTGTTGCGCCAAGCAAGCAGTACTTGAACGCTTGTTCAGCGTACTCAGGTTTGTACTTGCTTGGGCGTCCAACTGGCGCCTTGGCCAGTGCTCGTCCACTTGGCTTGGCCATGATCAATTCCTCGGTGTTTGCGGCATCAGCCATGCGGGGTAGCCCACCTGCGCTGTCACCAGTTTTCTGTAAACGAAACAGCGACGGGTTCGATACCGCGCACTGATCCACTCTGTTTGCTTTTGCTCCACTGTCGTGGCGTGCGCCAGCCTCACCATGGCCCGCGCGACGACGCGCCATGGGTACCCTACCTCCAGGGCCAACTCTTTCGCTGTAGCCCAATCGTGGCCACGCACGCCCAGGTGCTCTGTAAGCACGCTGTGAATGTCATCCTGATCTGGGTGTTTTGCCATGCGCCAACTGCAGAATAGAGTTGGGCTATTGTTTCACGTTTTCTGATAGTCATCAACTAACCGTTATCGGAAGACCGCATGGGGGCTTGACAGTCGAGACTGCTGCGGGTTGTTGCCCTTCGCACTTACGCTCTGAGCCGTGGAAGTGCGCCACGGAAAGTATTCCGGCCATTTGCCCCTGGCCAGGCACAGCAGAGCTGCTGCGGTACGGTGGGGTGGTATTTATTCGATGATGCGCAAGCCCCCCTCAACGCCCACCACGAGCTCACCGCCGGGCGCCACGTACACCAGGCACCCACCTATGCGCAAAGGCAGCTGCGGCCTGCCCAGCCACGTTGCCGAGGCACCCTCGGGGATGGCCAGAGCCACCGGCATATCAACACCCTGGTGACGCAAAAAGGGGATGAGGCCCTCGCTGGTGGCTGTGCCGGTGGTGCTCACGTTGTGCCGCCCATCTTGCCCCTGACGATGTTGGCGATGGCCTCATCCGCCATGAGCGTGTCGCTGACCTCCAGAGACTCGCGCCAGGTCATCAGGAACTGCAGGCCACGCCCCAGGAATGGGTCACCGCCAGGCTCACCGCTGCACCCTCGCTCAAGCAGTGCAAGAACCGTGTCGAGCATCAGCTTCACGTCCTCGGTCGACTGGATTTCCCCGCTGTCGAGCAATTCGGCGACGGATTCTTCTTTCATTTTTTACTCCTAACTTTGTAGCATTTCTGTTTTGCCGTAAATGACCGCCAAAAACTAGAGGCCACAAAGCCACCGATTGCAAGCACTTTTCCTATTAGGCTCTATAGAGATTGAAATTCTCTTAGAGCGATAATCTGAAAAGGGGGTGCAAACAGTGGCTTTGTGGCCTCTTGAATTTGTCATTTTTTGCGTATTCGTTTTTTCACACGTTCAGTTGTCCAGAAGACGTAATCCTTTGCAGATTTGCTTCTGGCGCCTGGTCCCACCGGCGTCCCAACGCCTCTGATCTGTAAATTCCAACCCAATCAAGACACGTTCCAGCTCACCCTTGAGCCGCTGTTTTGACATCGGTGCGAAGCCACCCTCACGGCACCATTCGCGGTAAGCCTCGAAAATTCCAAAGTCCCCGGTGAAGGGTGTCTCGGCATCCTTCTCAGCCTGACAGCATTCCTCCACAAATTGCCTCACCCGGTCCTGCTCACCCTGGTAGTCGTCTGATGCCAGCCGGACAATGTCGGGCTCCTGCAGACCGTCCCTGTACCACTCCACGGCACCCTCCACGATCCAGGTGAGCACCCCCTGCAGCTCGGCGTGCAGGTGCTCGGCAATGCGGGTGTCCTTCAGGTAGTGGGCTTTGCGTGAAACTAGTTCCTCAGCTGACCCGAAGCGGGCCTGATAAGGGACCAGCAGGATGCGCCGCCAGATGCCGTTGTCCTGACCCTTGACCTGGGGTTTGTGGTTAGTCAGCAACTGCAACTTGTGGGTCGGTGTGAACTCGAAGAAGTCCGCCCGCATGTAACGGGCCTTCATCTTGTCACCACCTGTGGCCTGCTTGACGAAGTCCTCCCGCAACAGGCCACCGTCGCCCGTCTCATGGGCAGTCATCATCCGCATGTTGTAAAGGTCGGCGATCTCTGTCGGGTGCTTGTCACCCCTGCTGGCCATCATCAACCCGGGTGCTGCCGCCCCGGCATAGCTACCCAGTGCGGCGGCCACGGTGTCGAGCATCGTGCTTTTACCGTTGCTGCCTTGCCCGTAGTGCACCAGGAACTTGTGCTCCCTCACGCTCCCTGTCGCGCAGTAGCCGAACCAGCGCTTCAAAAAGGCCACCACGGGCTTGGATGCACCCAGATAGTCCTCTAGGGTGATCTTGGCCACCACAGCCTCCCATGTGGGCGCCCGAGCCGCCGGGTCATAGTCCAGTTCAATCAGCTTGGTGATGCGGTCGTCGGGGTTGTGCGGCTGCAGCAGACCTGTGCGCAGATCAACGGTCCCATTCGAGCAATTTAGCAGCCACTGGTTTTTGTCCACGCTGTCAGCACTGACCGATAGCGTCATCTTCAAAATCTTGATGGCAGCCGACATCGCCGTCACAGCTTCACACTTGGTGCTCCACTTCTTGAGCGCTTCAGCCACCAGCAGGTTGGTCGCCATTTCATCGGTGCTGCTCGTCGGCTTGGCACGCCACTGGGCCTCTTCCGCCTTGACCAGCTTGGACAGCAGCGCGGTGTCGCGCCACACGTCGCCCTCTTCACGTACCCAATGCTTACCGCTCCAGGTGTACCAGTTGTCGGCCACCACGATCAGTTTCTTGCCAAAGTACTTGGCGACACGGTTGGCATTGGCCAGATCGGTGCACAGGTGCTGTGCTTGCGGCACATGCTTAGCGGCTGTGCTGGACTTGGTTTTGGCTTTCTTCCCTGTCGTGGTACTGTTTGAATCCACAGTATCCCCCATCCCCCCTTGGGTATCCTCCCCCGTCTCGTCACCGTCCCCATCGCTCAAGTCTTCAAACTCAACGGCCATCTCGTCGATGCCCAGGCGCGCCAAAAACTCACCGCGGCGCCGGTCAACGCAGTGAGCGTGCAGGCACTTGAATTGCGAGACGGCATGCCCGCCTGTGTTGGCCAAGAAATACTGTGTGGCACTCTCGGCGCTGACACTGCTGTGCTCATCCTCGAACGGGCACACGATATTGAGCGCACCACCTCGGGCGTAGCTCTTGATCATCCCGCGCGACTCCAGCACCTGCACCACAGGGTCGGTCCCGGCCAGCTCGCGCATGCGCTGCTCGCGCCCACCACTGGCGCCGCCAACGGCTGCGCGCGCTGCTGTGCTCAAGTCCAGCTCCAGCTCGTCGCCCAGCACGCCGCTCTCGTAGCCGCTGCGCACCACACCCATCGCCGCCAGCGGGTCGTCCACACCATCGAAGACGGGCGCAGCCGTGTAGTGGGCCTGCACCGGGTTGAACAGTGACACATCGGCCATCAGTCCCTGCTCCTGCGCGTAAGCCTTGAGCTGCGCGCTGGTGTAGGGCTCACGCGACCACATCCAGACGTGGGCACTGAGCGTGGCGCCCTT